CCTCCAAAAGGAGTCGAGTCTACAGTACCGATAAATGTAAAGTTATCGTTTACTGCATCATGACGTTGGAATGCAGCACCATCTGATAATGCTCCACCTAAGATATTTCCTAAGTGAAATGCGTTTGAAAAATCTCCTCCACTTGTACGATAACCAATATATGTTTCGTTTGTTACAGAATCACGAGTAGCAAGAGCATCACTAGTACCAACACCAGCATTGTCTATGTACACTATTTCTGTTGGTGTTCCTGTAAGAGATGTTACTGGAGTACTACCTCCACCTCCATTTTTTGCTGGTTTGCTAAAAAACATATATTAAAACTCTGTTGCAGTACAACGTACAGAAGTACCAGCAACACTAATAACACCTACATATGATACATAGTTATATGATGCTTTTTCTCCTAAACCATCATCATCTGCAGTGCCACCTGATAAAATTACATCAAAATCAGACACAGATGCGTCATTTCCGAACTTAACAAATAACGGATTTGTACCTAAATTTTGTATAATAATTTCTCTACGATCTTGAAACTCATTAAGAATTGTTCCTGCTGTTGTAACAATTCCTGTGCGTGTATGTACTTGTGTTGATTGTTCCATTTTAGCCATATTTATAACTCTACTCTAAGGCAAGGTAAGCCTGCTATACTATCTGTTGTTAATGTTGTAATTGTTTTATTACTATCATCAGTTATTGCTGCTGCTGCTTGTCTAGTATTTTCATCAATTCTTATATTTTCACTTATTGCTACAAGTGGATCCATTGGATCTGCTCTCGGTATGATCTCAATCAATAGTTTATTATTAGTTGGATTTATCGAGAAAGGAAGCACCATATTTTTTGTGCCTTCTACATATCCTAAACCAACCCATCTACTATTTTGATCTATTGTTCCCATAACGAGTTAAAAGAATATCTAATTCTTTTTCTTTTTGCTTTAAGTTGCTAATAAAGTTTTTGAAATCTGCCTCAGCGATTGCAGCACGTTGTATTTTATCTTCCAGAACCTTTGTCTTTTCGTAGTATTCTTTTTCGAAGTTTATTTTATCTTGTTGTGCTTCAAATAACACTTCTTGTACTTGTTTTTCTTTCAAAGAGACATTTTTTTCACGAGAATTTAATTCTTGTTTTGTCTTTTCTAATGTGTCTAAAAGTGATTTACTTTGCTTTGTTTCATTTTCTACATTGTTTTTAATGATAGAAAGTTCTCGCTTTTCATTTCTTATAGACTCCAGTAAATTAGAGTTGTCTTCTTTTAAAATATCAAGTTTTTTTTGTTCAGTAGTTATTGGAAGTAACATTCTATTCTTTACTTCTTCAAGAGCAAGGATTTCACTTGCTACACTAGATTTCTTTTCTATAAGTGCGTCAATTTCTTTTGTAACCGCATTGATAGTTGTTGTTCTAAATGTAGCAAGTTTATCTTCCTCGATGGATAATGTACTGCGTAGTTCGTCTACTTTTTTTGCAATTCTTACCCCATTATCTATTTGCAACTTCTTGTCATCATTTTGATATTTAATTATTTCATTTTTTGATAGTAGTTGCATATAGGTTATTTATTCTAATGTATCTAGTTGTTGCCCAATATCAGAAGCGTTACTCTTCAAACTTTCTTTGTCTCCTACAATTTTTGTATGTTCAGAAACAGTGATTGTTTGTTTTGCTTTTTCTTTTACAGTAGCCCGTGCTGCTGGAAGTGGTTCCAAACATTTTTGAATAAATGGAGCGAACTCTTTATCTTCATCAAATGTTGTTGGGACACCTCTTGACTTTTCAGTCAATGAATTTAATTCATCATAACGTGCACCTTTGTAAAATTCTTTTTTTGCGAGACGTTTTGCGAATATTTTTCTAATATTTTGCACATTTTCAGGAGATTCACCTGAAATAATCATTGGGGATCGAGATTGTTTTGGAAAAGTATACTCTTGACCATTCCAAAGAGTTGTGAAGTCCTCATCAGTGAAGTTCGTAAAACGAAATACACCATCAAAGTCTTCAGGAAGTGTGTATGTTTCTTGATTCATACTATGTTTTTATTTATCTTATAAAGAGGCAACGACTCCTCTCGGGTTCTGAACCCGTCCAGTTCCCCTACCGAAGTAAGGGACTAGGACTGATTTAAAACTGATTCAAAACTGATTCAAATATTAAAGATCAATAGAAACTGCACGATATTCTGTGTCAACAGTATCTTGTACTGTTGTACCAACAAAACCTTGTGCAATAACACCTGATTCGATAGCACCTGCTACAGCATTTGAAGGAGAAACTGCAACACCTGTTGCAACAACACCATCTGCTAATAGAGATACAATACCTTTTGTTGCAATATATCCATATTCACCGATAGAAATAGGATAGATAGTTGCACCAATAACTTTACTTGTTAATGTTGTAGGAGCAACAATAACATCTTTGTAAAGATCAGAGATAAGTGAAACGTTTGACGCTGTTGTAATTGCTGTTACTGGAGCGTCTTCAAGTGAAATAACACATGAAGCAGATCCTAGAGCAGCAGTATTACCAGTAATTTTAAGAGATTGACCTTCACCTGCACCATCGTTTACGATAAGATAACCTTGAGCGTATTGATTTTCAGTAGCAGCAGTAGCACCTAGAGTTACAGTTACTTTTGCTGGTGTACCAAGTTGTACATTAGCAGCAGCATACGCTGTAACTACAAGGTTAACGTGGTTTGCGATAACTGCTGGAGCCTGTACGAGTTTACCTGATACCAAGTCAACTGCACCTGCTTTAACAATAACTACTTCACGTCCATCTTCAAGATCAAAACGTTGACCACACGCAGTTACTAAACTTGCGTCTGTTGACTTTGTGAAAAGTGAGATTGGAGCACCTTGTCCTTTGTTTGTTAATCGAGACATAAATTGTGTTTGATTAAATGAATAATTAAGCAGCAGTAGTTACAGCAGTCCAAGTTGTGTTTCCATCAGTATTGATGTAAGCACGAGTTGAAGTTGAAGAACCATCTGTGCGTAGATAAAGAGAGCCTTGTGTTGCTACAAATGTTGGAGCACCTGCGTCAGCATAAATAGCCACTTTACCTTGAATTGATTGTGCCGTGCCTAGGGCAGCAGCAGGATCATATTGTTTTGTTTGAGTAAGAATCATATCTTTATTATATCATATTATTAATAAAAATACGACTATTAGTACCCAGTGATGTCTGTAAGTTTTCCTTGACGGAATGGTGCTGTACAGATAAGTTGACCTCCGAGGATCATGAAACCATTGATTGCTCCTTGGTTGTAGGCACGAATCCATCCAGTCCATGAAAATGCTTTACCTGTTGAAGAATAAGGTTGTTCACCATAAACGTTTCCAACAATGTTTTTAGCAGCAACAGAAACTGATGAGCCTTCCCACCATTTAAGACCATACCATGAAAGGAAATTAGTATTTAATAGATAGAATGTACCAGAAGTAACTTTTTTATCTTTTGAAATAACAATGTTATCCCACATAAGAGTGTCATATCCTGAACCTGCACTAGTAGTATTTTTACCATTAGCGTACATATTTCTTTGGAATGGCATCAAAAGTTGTTCAAAGTAAGCAGCAGTGTTGTAATCTGTAAGAGCAAAGTCTGGACGTACTCCACCATCAGAAATACTGTTTGCAAGTTGTCGCACTTTAAGAAGTGAGATTGTACTTGTTGAAGTAACTGTAGCGTTAAGACCATTGTATGTTGCACGTGATAGTCCTCCATAAGTTGAAGCAACTGATCCATCATCAACAATGTTTCCTAGACCTGCTGGAGCCTTACCAGCAAATGCTGTACCATCACCTTGGAACATATTACCAATGTCATCTGCTGCATCTTGTGCACGAGATTCCATAGTAGTTGTCATAAGATCAAGTACTTTCATTTTAGTATTGTTTTGTGAAAGATCTGATCCAGCAAGAGCAACGTTTGTTGCTACGAATGTAGGATAGAAAGTCATGTTAACAGATACTGGCTGTTGGTTAATTGGAAGAACATCGAAACCATTAAATGCCACAGATGCAACGCCTTTCTGATATTTTATTGGAAAAAGCATTTGTGAACCTTCATAAGATTTAACTTTTTTAAGGATTTCTCCAAAGAAAAAGTTGTCCATTTTGTTATCGCAGATTTTTTAATTATTCTACATCATTAGTTTTATTTATACTTGGCTAGATATAATTTTGCTTTTTCTACCCATTCATCTCTTTCAAGATGTCCTAAAGATAAGTTGCAACTATCACATAGAAGACCTCTTACTTTCCCAGTCTTATGATTGTGATCGATACTCATTGATCTTTTTTGTGGTTTAGATTTGCATATTGCACAGCCGTGACCTTGTTCATCAAGCATTTTATAGTATTGTTCTGGCTCTATTCCATATCTTCTTATTCTAGAGTTTCTTGTATAAATTTTCCTTTTTTCAGGATTTCTTTCTTTCCAAGATTTTTGGTACTCTTTTATTTTAATAGGATTTTCAAGAGCAAATTTTTTTGCTTTTTCTCTTACAGAAAACGGATTTAATTTGTATGTGCTACTAATTCGTTTTAAAATTTTTTGTTTATTTTGAATATAGTATTGTGCACTTTTTTGTTTTATATGCTCTTTATTTTTAGCATAATATTGTTTTCGTTGTTCTTGCAAAGAAATAGTTTTCATAACAGAAGTATATACTATTTATTTATGCTTGTCAAAGTTCTAATGTTCAGACTATATCACCATCTTTTCAGATGTCGGGCATTCGTGGAAGGGTTATTGATTGCATTCTCACCTTCTAGTCGTTAGAGCGTCAAGTTACTTTCATTGCTTTCACTTGCTTGCTACGGGATTGTCCTTTTTGGAGTTTCCCCGTTTAACCCGATTTTACTTGCGCAACTAAAATCTACGCAAGACCAAGTCAACCCACATAGGAGCCAAGTATTGGTTTGTTGTTGTTGTAATATTTACATTAGGTTGCATATATTATATTTGGGTTAATTATTAATTATAAGCCTATTATATGGCTATTATAAGCCTAGAGCAGATCTGATACCATTAGCACCCATGCCTGATACATAACCCTTAGGTTCTGTTTTTATTTCAGATGATGTGTTAGATGAAGCAGATCGAGACGCTAGTGCTTTGTTTACTGAATTGCTTGGTGCACTTTTTGATTTGATTTGTTTAAATATTTCAAAAGATGTACCAAAATCAGCAAAACTTACAATATCTCCATCTTCATTTTTTGGTGATAGTCGTTGGACGAGGTCAAGAAACTCTGAACGATCTTTCTTAGATAAACTAATATTATTTTCTTCTTCTATTGATTCAATAGATTCTTCTATAAAATTGTTTACTTCTGATTCACGTTGCTTTTGAGAATATTCTTTTTGCTCAATAGATTTTAACAAATCTTCTTTTGCTTTTTCAATTTCTCTTGATAAGATAGATTGATTATATTCCCAAGCCTTTAGAGAACGCTCGTCATCACCATACATCGCTACCCATTCTGATGGCACTGATGACACAGATGGATTTTGTGCTGGAAGACTATTTCTTGTAAATTCTTGCTGTGTGTTACCCATTACTGATTTTAAGCCTTTTTGAACTTGACGTTCAATGTACTTTTTAATCTTAGGGTTTTTGTTAAAAGGAAGATCCTCGTTTTCAGAATCTATCTTATTAACAGTGTTTCCATTTGTTTCAGGTTGTGAGTCTGATAGTGTTGGATTCAGTTCACTATTGATGTCAAATCCTTCTTCTGAATTTGGCAAACTTTCCACAAAGTCATCGAATGATGATGTCATTATATCGGTTCGTTCTTTACTGTCTGCGAACTAGAGAAAGACGTTATTGTATAACAGGGTTTGCTTTATAGTCCAACACCCAGAAAGGACAGATCTTATTATGTTTTATTAGATACTTGGCATACCTGATGAGTTTATCGGAACTTGTGATAACTCTGGTGATACTGGGTTTGCTGATAATGATTCATTCATATCTGGTGCAATATCCTGTTCAGGTGCTACTTCGTCTCCTTGTGGCATTTGAGGCATTGGAGGTGCAATATCAGGGAAATATGTCGCCATGTATTGTTGTGGATTTGTTTTCCACATAACTACACGTTTTGCTGTTTCTTTAGGATCAGAATCATTTAGTCTTTCAAACAATGATAGAGGATCAAGCCAGCCAGAGTTTGCAAGATCAAGTGCTTGATTTATCTCTGTAATCTCATCATGTGGACGCATTGAGTTTGCTGCCACAGATACGATAACTTTTTCTGTAAGATCAGAGTTTTGAAATGTAATATATTCTGCTGCTCGTCCACGTCCTAGAATAGAAGCATAGTGAGGTTCATCATAGAATACATAATACATTTGTACCCACCAGTTAAAGACATTGTCTGCAACTTGTTCTAGTGCGTCTCCGATTCCTCCACCAATACGAGAATTATCTTGTTGTTGGTTAAGTATTTGCCCTCGTACTGTCTTTTCTGCTACACCACCTGCACCACTGATTCCTAGAGTTCCGTAAATAGAACGTAGTCTATTTGTCATGTCTTGCAACTGATTGAAAGCGTCAGAAGGAAGATTTGTTGCTGGTAATCTTTCTATAGCCTCTCTAATAGATTTTCCTCGTGGAACAAGTATAGGCTGTCCTGCTTCTACAGCGTCTGCTGCTTGTTTTGCTGTTTCATTGTTAAAGTTTTCGGCAGATAATGCTAGAGAGTTGTTTGATACATTAAGGTTTTTATTGATTTGCTTGATACGTTGCAAGACTAAGTCTTGGTTTGGTATGTTTTGTTCAATAAGAGAAGTATCATCATGTGGGTGTTGTCCTGTTGAGAACACACCTAGGAAAGTATAAGGCATTTTAGGACGTCCAAAGTGGTTTTTGCCTGGTGTTACTGTTTCCTCTGGTTCTTCGCCTTCTTCTATTGGTTCTTGTTTTTCTGTTACATCGTAGTTATAGAATTGGTTTTTATGCTTATCAAGAACAATACCTTTGTAAGTATAAAAACAATATTCATTAGTCCACCACTCTGTATACTTAACTTCTGTACCTAGTTTTCCATCAACAGAAGCAGTAATAAATGCAACGTGTTCTGCGCTAAGTTTATTTGGACTGTATTCTGAACTAAACAAATCAATCAATGCTTGTGCTGTGCATTTCTTTCTTTCACCTAGATATGCTCCAGTATAGTTTCCATAAGAATCTATAGAAGCATTTTCATCGAGAATAAGGTTAGATGGCAAAATGACGTCAAGACTAATATCTTCTATAGAGTCATCCCATCCATGTTTCAATGCACCAACAAAATATGTACTCCAGTGTCTTACAACAAGAGATAACTTACGTCTTAGAACAAGTGTGTCTGCATGATATTGCAGCATTGTTTTTATGTTCTTTGCTATTGTATCTCCTATTGGATTAGGACTTGCAGGATATACTACAGGTGTAGGATTCTTAGCAAGTGCTGCTGGGATAAATGTTTCTTGTGCTTCAAATATAAGGTTAGACGGAATTACTTTGTCAGTATCACCTCCTGCATATTCAGAACGCCCTAGATAGTATTTATAGTTTAATTCTTGTCGTCTTTTTAGTTTTTCTTCGTATGTTGAATAACTTGATTCCCATAAATTAGCAAGTTGCAAAAGTTCATCATCATCAAGATCAAGAGATAAAATGTGCTGATAATTGCCAATAACACCTTCACTATCTGATTGTGGGTTTTTAAAAGTTTTATTTACTGGACTGTTTACCAGTTGCTGTACTCCGAGAACGTTTAGTTGTACTGGATCCATATTATAAAATAAAAACAAGACTGCCCTTTTGGGGACAGCCTCGTTTCGTTACGTTGGCAATTTAATATTTATTTAACTATATACATTATATCATATAGTAAAATACTATGCAAGTTATTTGCGAAAGTGTCGTGTTATTGTTGTATGTTGCACAATACCATCTTTATCTATGTCAATAGTAATAGATGAATTTTTTATATTATACATACCTGTTGATTCCATAAAACCTATCAAGTACCCAACAACATCATAGTACTGTTGGAACTTCATAAATAGCATAGCGTCTTCATCTGTGAGTTCTATCTTCGTCATACTTAATCAAAAAATCTCCCTATAGGTAATCCTGCAAATATGTCAGATCCAACTACTTCTGCCATACTTTCACTGTATTTATCCATACCTATTCGCCAATAAATTAGACTATGCACCCAGTGGTCTGCTCCTGTTCTTTCCCATTTATATTCCATAATACCAAGTGCGTTTTCTGTCTTAGTACGATATATATTTCCAAAGTGTTCAACAAGCCCATCATAGTCTTCACGTTTTCCACATAAAGTAATACGTTTGTCGCCCAACTCGTCAATAACTAATTGCATAAGTCTGTTTCTATCTGCTGTAACCTTTCCATATTCACCACCTTGCCCCCAGTCAATAAGTCTTTGTGTCTTTCTGTCTGCACGATAGTAACATAGGAATACTCTGCTCGGATACTTTTCTTGTAGTTTTCTTATACCAATTAGATCTCCACCTTGGTCTGATACAATAATTGCATTATCCCAACGTTTCAAGTAGTTTTCTAATGTATCATAATCATCGCATTTACCATAATAAAATATACCTTGCTTATTACCTATGACATAGTGTATAGGCAATCCTGTATCCACTCCTATAATAATGGTTCCTGATTGGTCGTTGACAATCTGGGACACATTTTGATAGATAGTTTCAGGCATAACTTTATTACCAGAACCAAAGAAAGGTCTTCCTGCTACGAAGTTATCAAAGAACTCTTGCGTCTTTTCACGCTTCATTTTTGATATATCTTTAGCAGACATCCATGGAGCAATCCATAGAGGTATCCAATAGCCAGACCACTCTCCTTTTGCTGTTGGTAACCATTGTCCTCCTCGTACTTCTTCACTGTTTATCTCGCTTTTACAACTAGGACATCTGTATATTTCATGAGTATAGTCTATACAATTTTCATCCATTACAAATGTTTCATTGCATGAGTGAGTAACGTGCCATTTCTTTTGGTCTGATTTAAGATACCATTTATGAACACCAAAGTCAGGAATAGAAGGATTAGAGAAAAATGCTTTCTTTGGATTTGCTATAGACTGCAAACGTGAATCGTATTGTTCAACAATATCTTGCTTACATCTATCATACTCATCCACTACAAGTTTTTTAGCAGTAATCATCAATGCTGCTCGTTCAGTCCAACTTCCTTGATAGTATATAGTATTAGATCCAAATTGCTTTTGTTCTATAGAGTCTTTGTCAGTAGTCCATTCTTGCAATACAGGATTCTGTGCAATCATTTTGTTTGTCTTACCACCAGAGAATCTTTTAACGTCATCAGCAGTAGGAAGAACATATAGAATATCTATTTTCTCATTTTTACATTCATGTGCAGTTTTTAAGATTTCATACGTTGTGAAGCCTATTTGAGCACACTTCATACAAGTAATCAAAGAACTTCTATCAGCATAAATATCAAACATGAACTTATACTTTTTAAAGTCAAGCACTTCTCCAGATTCTGTTCTTATTCCATTGTTTTGAATCCAAGCGTGGATTGATACTTGTTCTAGTAGGCTCATTGTTATTTATTTCTTTTATATGTCTTAGGAAACAATTTATACCATACAATTAGTATTTTTCTTATTATCCAATACATTTTATTAGTGTGTGATAACTTTATCTGTAAATATGGAAGTATATCAATAGGAAATATGTAACCTTCCCCTCTTTGCTTATTATGCTTTCTGTACTGTAGGTAATTCATTTCTATTTTCTTTTTTTAATTGCTTTAATAGTTTTCTTAAATCTTTAGAATCACGAGATTTTATAATGCAACTATAACCTTGTATTTCAAACTCATGTATACACTGCTTTAAAAGTTCCTCAACTTCATTATAAGTTTTCTTTAAGTTTGCTTTCATATTCTTGTGCTAATGCAATCGTTTGAGGAGTAATGTTTATTGATTCTCCTTTACTTGTTACATCTGTTTCTATCTTCTCACTATAGCCATGTTTACTCAACAACATACCTGTAGTCTTAGGTTGAAATAGTCCGCCAAGCCCTTTATCTATAAGCATTTCTTCCTGTTTTGCATTGATTTCCTTGACGACGTCGGTAAATTGTTGTGCTAATTCACTATCTCCTTTACACCATTCATAAACTGTGTCTTTATTTATACCAATATATAATGCTAGTGAAGCTACTTTAGGCAACTGTACATCTACATAACTTACTCCTCCTTTCTCTGTTTCTATAGGTGTTGCATGACAAGTATCAAGATAAGTTTTTGCTTTCTCTAGTAATTCTTCTGTTAGTTTTGTTGGTCTTCCTGCTGGCATAACTATTTACTCATTTTGCTCATTATCTTTTTATTAATTGTTTTGATGTCTTTATAGCATTTATAACATAGTTCTCCTTGGCTTGTTGCTTTACCTAGTTTTGGTATGTTATATGTGCGTTGCTTAATAAAGAATCGTTTTTTGTTGCAACTATTGCATTTTGCGTAAAGTTTCATATTACCACTGCTTTTGTTTGTTTATAAAGTTCATAGCAATTTGTTCTTCTGTTCTATCTAGTGGGATTGCTATTTTAATAGTAAGTGCTGTACTTGCTACAGATATAGCGTTTCGTACTGCGTTTTTTACTACTTTCGCTGGATCAACTATTTGTGCTTCAAACATATCAACTATCTCTCCTGTTTTAGCGTTTACTCCTTTTGAATTAGACGATCGTGTATACTCAAGAAATATATTTGCATTAGCACATATTTGCTCTATCGGTCTTTTAAGTGCTTCTTTTAGTATCTTGCCTCCTAATGTGTCAGGAAGGCTGTCAGACACATTTAATAGTGCTACTCCTCCTCCTGCTACTATTCCATCTTGAAGTGCTAACCTTGAGGCGTGTATTGCGTCTTCTACTTTTAAGCGTTTGTAAGATAACTCTGTGTCAGAACTTGCTCCTAGTCTTATAACTGCTGCTTTTGTTGTGAGCCAGCCTATACGTCTAGCGTCATCGTCTGTTCCACTCTCTTGAAGTGCTTTTATGTGATCTGATACATCTTTAATGCCTAGAATAGTTGTTTCTGCTTTAGTTGCGATAAGTTTATTACAAGTACCAAGATCTTTGATCTCCATTTCTTTGAGTGATGTGCCTGTTTTTTCAGAAATGATTGTTGCTCCTGTTATTTTTGCAAAGTCTTCAAATATAAAGTCTTTCCATATTACAGGTGCTTTAATAAGTAAAACATTAAATATACCTTTTAGGTGATTTGCTATCAGTGTTCCTGCAACAGCGTCAGATATATCGTCATAGAATATAACAATTTCTTTTTTACCTAGTTCACTTAGTTTTTCAAAGATTGGTATAATGTCATCAAGAGTTGCAATCTTCTGTTTTGTTATTAGAATATAAGGTTTTGTATATTCTGCGTGGTTATCTTTGTTGTATAAGTAAGGAGAATGACTACCACAGTTAAAACGCACACCTTCTTTGATCTCGTATGTTGTTTCAAATGTCTTTGAGTTATCTAGTTCAATAATGCCATCTTTGCTTATCTTTTGGTATATTTCTTGCAATAAATCTCCTATTTCTTTACTCTCTGCTGAGATTGTTGCAACTGATGAAACATCATTTTCTGTTATATCTTTCTTTTGTTCGTCAATAAGTTTATCAATAATTGGCAAAAGTTCAATAAGAGAGTCTTTAATCTCTGTTGAGGATACATCATATTGTAATCCTGCATTTAAAATAGATTGGGTGAGTACTGTCGTTGTTGTACTACCATCTCCACTTTGTTTGTTTGCTCGTGATACAGAATCAAATAATATTTTGCGTCCAAGTTCTTCTAAAGGATCTTCAAACTGTGCTTTTTCTAGGATAGAATACCCATCATTAGTTATCATATATCCAGGATAAAGATTTGTTTCTAGTATAGCATTAGAACCTTTTGCTCCCATAGTAAGTGCAACAGCATCAGCAATTTTATTGATGCCATTTATTATACCTTGAGTAGCGTATTTATCTATAAATATATTATTCTTTAGGGTATTCATTGTTATATAACTTGTGCCATTTTTGAAGTGTTTGGCGTTGATGATGTTTGTAATAATGTACTGCGTTTGGTTTACCATTGCGTACAGGGAATATTTTAGTTTTTCTACAGCGTGTGCATACTTCTTCTACACAGTCTTTAAAATTACCTGTGATCTGATAATCATGTAGCCATAGATTTATACATTTACTTTCTTTTAGTACCATATATTTAGTATGTTCCTAGTATGATTTCGTCATTTTCTCTGCAAAAATAGTAATCTTCATTGTCTACTTGCACAGTCCATGCACCATAACTATTGAAAGCAACAGAATCTCCAACTTTTATACTTTGTACTTCACTACCTATTGCTAGTACAATTCCTGTGTCTGTTAATCTTTTGTCGCTTGTTTCAAGGACAGTTTTCTTCTTATTTGGTTTAAAAAGTATATTTTTTCCGAATGGGATCATAAATCAATATTATCTAGTGGGTTAGTAAGGTTTACTATTTCTGCTTTTTGTCTTAATACTTTAGATTTAACTTTATTTATATCTAATTTATTAGCAATTATAGACACTAAAGACAACAAAATCCCAGTTATAATACCTAGGATATAGTTGATCATATTATGCGTCTTTATCTATTACGTCTTGTTTTGCTTCTTTTGCTGTTGCACCTGCTATGCCTGCATCTTTTTTAGGAAGATATTTTGTATCTGAATACCCAACATTTACTGTGTCAACAAAGATTCCTTGTTGTAGTTCAACTTTAGAGATCTTTCCTGATATTACAAGTTCTGATTCTTTCAAGATTTCTGCTATTTTTTTAGCAGCAGTGTCAATACGAGATTGAACATCTTTAATTTGTTCTTCTGTGTAGTTCATAATTATTTGTTTCGTTACGTTAATAATTAATTAATAATATTTATTATAACATTTTTAAAATTAAAGTGCAATTTTTGGTTTTTTAGCAAAATGACCTTTTTTATCTCTTAAAACTTTAACTGTTTTACCTGATTTTGACTTTACTAGATCAGGAATAAGTTTTTTGTTTTTACAAGGACAAACTTCTTTTTGCTCTAAACATTTTTT